AAAATCTCATTTTTTGTTAATTTTCTTATAAAATTTCCCATTCATTTTTTTAATGGTAATTACGTTTTTACCCTTTATTAAGGCAGACGCGTTACGGCCAACTACATGCAAATTTATTTGCTGACACACCTAAAGTAGATTGGTATACCTTAATTTAGTAAAGTAAGACTAGCGGGTGAATACAAGTCTTACCTTTTCTTATCCACTTATCGGTATCCACATGAATTCGGTTACTTGCCAGGTTCATTAGAATAGACTTTTTATGGCCTTATTTAAACATTCAAATACTTCAGTCCTTACTTTATTCGGGGCTGATATTAAGAAGTTATTTTATCACAATTGTTCCATACTAAGTATTATGCCGGAGTTTATCCAAAACACTGGCTTAGATAATAAGTTTATTAATAATAATAAACTTCGTTCTGCTGCGAACAGAATAAATACTCCGCAACCCTTTAAACATTTTGTTGAATCAGTCGAATCTAAATTCGGAAAGCTTAAGGGTGACTATAAAGTTACTTCCGAACGGGTTAGAGAACGGGATCTTCTTGCTTTTAATTTATTTTCAAAACAAAATTTGAACTTTAAAGGTATTGATGTTGACTTATTAGTTTATTCAGCTATTATAACTGCTAAAGAAATGGGTCTTTTCCTTGATGGAGGTGAAACTCATAAAAGAATGGATTCATCTGAATCAGTTTTACGCTTTCCACAAACTACAAGTAGTTCTTATCCTATTTATCTACCCAAGGGTGATGTTTCGGCCCAACTTGATGCTATTACATGGTTTGAACGGTTCATAGCAAACCCTAAACTAATTGAACTACTAAGCCAACCTTGTACTGTATTTCATAGGTTTCAATACAAACTCAAATCATTAGTCACTGGTATAGAAGTTAAAATAAGACAAGTATGGGGATGTCCTTTCAGAGTATTACTTTTAGAATCTTATTTCTTTAGAAATATGGTTGATTACTCTGTTAAATTTTCTGCTTCACAACCTTTGAGCGCTACTGTATATGGTAAATCTAGAGTACAGTTATCAGACACTGTTATACAGCATGTCTTAAGATCAAAATTATCCGTCATTTCTGTAGACGTTGAATCTTTTGATCAAACAGTTCCTACTTATTTCTGGTCTTTATTCTTCTCAGTTATCTATTTTTCAATTGATAAACTAAATACAAAAGAAAAGCTTGCTTTTAGATATTTAATGAGTTATTACGCCTACACCCCTTACTGTTATGGCACTACTCAACTTAGATTTCAAAAAAGAGGTGTTCCTTCTGGGATGCTTATTACTTCTCTTTTTGATAGTTTTGTAACTAGAACCATTATTAATTACTGTTTTTTAACCGAAGGATATTCCAACGGTGCTGGTAATAGTGCCTTTTCTCTTGGAGATGATAACATTATTTTAGGAATGCCAGGAATTACAAAAAAGAAAGTCATTCAAATTTATAAAAAATTTGGACTAAAAATAAATTCTAATAAATCAGAAGAGACTTTACCCAGGACAAGATTTCCAGTTTCTTGGTTGTATATGGAATCAGAATGCTGAACCTTATCAACTAGATCCATGGTATATTGCTCACTTTTGTTTTCCTTCATCTTTTATTAGATTACCCCTTATTCCTGTAGATCAACTGCAGACTTATAGAGCATTAACCATAGCGGCTGAATATAAGGACGGTTTGGATGCTTATCACCGATTAGTAGGTTGGAATGACCGTGTTTGGCTTCGGTTAATTGACGACTACAAAAAGGATAAGTACGTTGCTATTAGATACATAGGGAAAGATTCCAATTTTATGTATCTTCCTATACCGCTATATTCTATTTTAAAATATGGTTGGAGATTTTATTCAATTCAAAAACCAAGTGGAAGAGTGGCTGAATTGGTTTCACCAATTCCGGATAGTTTTAATCTAAGGTCATTATTGACCTAATGATAGGGGACCTGGCTAGTCCC